GTGGCAGTGGGCGATAATGCACTCGGAGCGAATACGACCGCTTCATACAACACAGCAGTAGGCGCAGATGCTTTATTAGTTTCAACCACAGGACAAAGAAACGTAGCCGTTGGTTATACAGCGTTGGATGCAGCGACTACAGGATCAGATAATGCTGTGGTAGGTGCTTATGCGGGAACGGCTGTCACTACAGGAATCGAAAACACACTGTTAGGTTATTATGCGGGTGCTGCAATAACCACTGCTGACTATAATACAGGGGTTGGTTCTGGAGCATTACAAAACAATACGGCAGGGACTAATACTGCGGTTGGAAGAATAGCAATGTATGCAAACACAACTGGGACAGACAATACTGCTATGGGTTATGCTGCCCTAGACGCTAACACCACAGGGAACGATAACACCGCTATCGGCGACAACGCTTTAGGAGCGAATACCACAGCCAATGCAAATACAGCCGTTGGCTCTGGTACTTTGTTAGTCAATACTACCGGCGAATATAACATTGCCGTAGGCGCTGATTCTTTAGCGGCTAATACCACTGCTAGTAACAATGTCGCCGTAGGTAAGAACGCCCTTACTGCTAATACCACGGCTGCTAACAACGTAGCAGTTGGCAGAGATGCTTTAACAGCAAACACCACAGGAACTTCTAATACTGCTGTGGGTAAAGACGCACTAGCAGCAAATACAACTGGCAACACAAATGTAGCTGTAGGTGATGATGCTTTAACGGCAAACACAACTGGTTCTGGAAACACAGCGATAGGACACGATTCAAGTTTGTCTATAACTACAGGTGGTGAAAACACTTCTTTAGGTATTAACTCATTAAGAACTGCGACTACAGGTAGTTATAACACAGGACTAGGTGGTGGTGCTTTACAGGCAACAACAACAGCTTCAAACAATACCGCAGTTGGTTATAATTCTTTAAACGCAAACACCACAGGTGCAGGCAATGTAGCTATTGGTAAAGATGCCCTTATAGCAAACACTACCGCAGCAGATAATGTGGCTGTTGGATTAGATGCTTTAACAGCAAATACCACAGGCGATCAAAATATAGCAATAGGTACTACTTCTCTTACTGCTAATACTACAGGTCGTAACAACATATCTATTGGTCACGGCGCTTTAGTAGCGAACACTACAGCCAATCAAAACGTGGCTATTGGTTCAGCAGCGCTAGATGCGAATACTACTGGTGCTTCTAATATAGGGATTGGATATGGGGCATTAAGCGGTAACACGACAGCATCAAACAACGTAGCCGTTGGTGATCTGGCTCTGGTAGCAGTCACCACAGGCTCTAATAACATAGGAATTGGTAAAGATGCAGGTGCAGCAATAACGACAGGCGCACATAACGTGGCTATAGGGAAGGGTGCTGCAGATGCTCTCACCACAGGTAATTACAATGTTGCAGTAGGTAAGGACGCATTAACAGCTAACACAACAGCATCTGATAACACAGCACTTGGGTACATTGCTTTAAAATCAAATACCACTGGTGTACAAAACACTGCGGTAGGAACAGCAGCACTTGATGCAGCCACCACCGCAAATAATAATACAGCCGTTGGTTATGATGCACTAGGAGCAGTCACCACAGGACATTCAAATGTAGCTGTGGGTTCTCTAGCTATAGCGTCTGGAAATGGTATTTACTGTACCGCAGTAGGTAATCAAGCACTTGAAACCAATGCTAATGACTATAATTCAGCACTTGGTTGGTCCGCACTAGAAGCGAACACGACAGGACAATTTAACAGTGCTGTAGGTGCGGAAGCACTTAGAGGAAACACAACTGCTTCAAATAATACCGCATTTGGATATGCAGCAGGTAGTGCAATTACAACTGGCGGAGACAATACAGCGATTGGTAAAGACGCTTTAATTGCGCTGACCACAGGAGATAATTGTATTGCCATAGGTGTAGATACACTTGATGCTGCAACAACAGCATCAAATACAGTTGCGATAGGTAATGGTGCATTAGGTGCGCAAACGACAGCATCTACTAACACGGCAGTTGGACACGCTGCTGGAGCAGCAGTTACTACAGGTCACAGCACTACTCTTGTTGGTAAAGATGCTGGTGCTGCTATAACTACAGGTATTCAGAATACTTGTATAGGTCAAGATGCAGGAGACACATTAACTACTGGACACCGCAATATTGTTGTCGGCTATGCGGCTGATACGACTTATACTAATTCTGAAAGCACAATTAAAATAGGAGAGCAGTTTACTGGTAACGAAGCAAACCATACAGTAAGTCTTGGTAATGATTCGGGTTATATTTGGAACGCTTTTACCACTAATGCAACTTGGGCGCAGGTTTCAGATAGAAGGCTAAAAAAGAACATCGAAGAAGATGATTTAGGTTTAGCGTTTATCAATGCACTTAAACCAGTTACATATAATTGGAAAGCTAATGAGGAAATTGATCCAGAATTTTATGAGTCTAAAGTGCATAAAGGTGAGAAAAAAGATACTGAAACGACCATGCACGGATTTATTGCTCAAGAGGTAAAAGCTGCAATGGATAGTGTAGGCAATACTACTTTTACTGGCTGGTGGGATGATACAGGTGATGGAGAGGGAGTTGGCTTAACCGACTTTATCATGCCTTTAGTCAAAGCAATCCAAGAACTCTCGGCAGAAGTCGAGCAGTTAAAATCTAAGGCACATGATAAGTGCGATAACAATAAAGAGGAATAAAAAATGGCAGTAACTAAAAAGCTAACCAAATCTATTCCCCATGTGAAGTCTAGTAAGGCTGAAATGTGGGATTTAGAAATGACTTATGAGAACGACAGTGAAGGCGATGCGACTTATTACAAAACTGTATTCAGTCACACAGCCGTAGCAGCCGATGGTGATTTTACCAAAGCAGCTAAAAGTTCGTTTAATCTGGCAGCTTTGACCGCAATGTGTCCAACTTCACATTGGGACACAGTCTTTGCAAGTCAAGTGGATTCAGTAATTACTAATCCAGCTACACAAGCAGTACCAGACGAAGCCTTTAGCGTACCTTCTAGCTAGAAATGGCTAAAAAGAAGAAGGCAAAGCCTGTCGAGGAGACAGATATTGAGGTCAATATCTGGAATATGCCTGCGGTTTTCGTATTAGAAACCCGTATGCCAGAGGCAATGGTTGATGATTTAAACGAATACTTGGATGAACTACGAGAATCCAAAGATAAAGAATCGTTAGCAGGGACTCTAGTAGGGCAGATTGCTCAAGGGGAACAACTGAACATGGACCCAGAGCATGAGAAGGTTAGGGAATATTCTAAATTCGTTACCAGTCTAGGCGCTCAGTACATCAATCACTTTATGCAAAATACAGGGTCTATGTTATCTAAGAACAGACAGGTCGCAGTGGATGAAACATGGTCGGTACACAGTTACGAGGGCGATTACAACCCGATCCACGATCACGGCACTAAAACCATTATGGGTATATCAACAACGGCTTGGACAAAAGTGCCACAACAAATACTCGATCAACCCACAACTGGAGACTCCTTGTATAGTAAATACAATGCGTCAGGGGTTTGTGATGGCTACTTGTGCTTTAACTATGGTCGTAACGAGATAATGAACGTAGAACGACTTAGACCGCCACAAAGTTTTGAAGTAAAGCCCGAAGTCGGCAAACTATATATTTTCCCGTCTTGGCTCTCGCACATGGTTTATCCATTTAGGGGCGAAGGCGAAAGACGAACGGTTGCTTCTAACCTTAATTGTTGGGAGGTTGAGGAGGCTGCATGAGCAAAATTGCAGACTTGGAAATGGATATGCAGACTCGTATAGCCAATGTTCATACGAAAATAGAAAGCCATGAAGCAGTTTGTGCTGAACGATGGCTTGAAATACTTAATCGAGTCAAAAGAATTGAACAATTTATTGTAGCTACATTAATTACATTGGTGGTTGGTATGGCTGGAATAATATTTAGTTAATAGTTTTTTAATAAAAAGAGGAAATAATTATGCAGACATTTGCAAATTTCTTAGCCATTATTATGGCAATAATCAGTGTAGCCAGCATTATTGCTGCTGTGACACCTACACCTAAAGACGATGTTTGGATCGGTAAGCTCTATAAATTAATCGATCTATGTGCATTAAATATAGGCAGAGCGAAAGATAAGGGGTAGGAAGCATGAGTGAAAGAGCTATATAACCTAGAAAAAATATCTAAACCTTTGTATGAGAATTATGTCTTTTATCGTAAAGGGTTCTGGATTTGCTTTGCCTATGTACTTTGGGACTTATTCCGTTCTTTTGGGTGGTTGTGATGTACGAATATAATTGCGAAGTAACAAGAGTGGTCGATGGTGATACAGTAGATGTCATCATTGATCTCGGCTTTGATATTAGTTATTCAAGTCGTGTTAGGTTATATGGCATTGATACTCCAGAATCTCGTACCAGAGATAAAGATGAAAAGGCAAGAGGGCTTATAAGTAAAGACTTTCTAAAATCTTATTTAGATAAGGGTGGTGTAGTTATAAGAACAAGAAAGGACAAGAAAGGTAAGTTTGGTCGCATTCTTGGGGAAATGATTGTTGATGACACAAACATTAATGAACTAATGATAGAGGAATATCATGCAGTAAAATATCATGGTCAAAGCAAAGATGATATTGAGGCGGAGCACCTTGTTAATCGACAAAAATTAATTGAACGAGGCGAATTTAATCCAGAAAATGTATGAGAAATCTTCTGCGTTTATCTGCTTTAATATTATTCGTGATTTTTATTGGAGCAGAAAATAATAAAATGGATAGAAATCAATTAGTTAGAGAGCTAATTTTTGATGAGGGGATGGTTTTAGAAATATATAAAGATCATCTGGGCTATGAAACTTTCGGAGTAGGACATCTTATTACAGATAAAGACGATGAATGTGGACAACCTGTAGGCACTCCCGTTTCAGGGCAAAGAGCTTTAAGTTGCTTAGAAAAAGACATAGATACTATTTGTGCAGAGTTAGATAGAGCTTTGCCGTGGTGGAGAGAATTAGATGATGATCGACAAAGAGTAATGGCTAATATGGGATTTAATTTAGGTTTAACTCGATTATTAAAATTTAAAAAGTTTTTATCAGCTATGGAGCGAGGAGATTTTGATACTGCTGCTGTTGAAATGATGGATTCTCTTTGGGCAACTCAAGTTGGACCAAGAGCACATCGTTTAAGAAATTTGGTTTTGGGAGATAATAGTGTATAAAACATGGATTTGGTTTTTTACAATTTGGACTATTTTATTTGTTTACTCAGTCGAAGTAATGGCAGATCAAACAGGAGACTGCACGGCAGGGGAACAGTATTGTGAACAAAACTCGATGGAAACCACATCGACTACGACTACGACTAATACCAATACAAACACAAATACCAATAACAATACCAATACCAATACCAATACGAACACAAATACTAATACTAATACAACAACAACTACATCTACTGGAACGAATACAAATACGAACACGAATACAAATAGCAATACTAATACAAATACCAGTACATCGACTGCTACAAACAATAATACAAACAGTAATACGAATACCAGTACCAGTACATCGAATGCTACAAATTCAAATACTAATGTAAATACCAGTACATCGACTGCGACTAATAATAATGTTAATACTAATAATTCGACTTCAAATGTGACATCAACAAATAGTTCTACAAGTACAAATACAAATAATAATGTGAGCACATCGACAAGTACGAGCAGTAATACGAATACAAATGTAAACCAGTCAACGAGCGATAATAAAAACACAAATGTAAACCAGTCAACCTCTGAATCGAATGTAACTACAGATAATACGAATACAAATGTAAATCAATCGACTTCAAATAATACAAATAAAAACATAAATGAATCGAAAAGCGAGCAAACTATTAATCAAAATATCAAGACTGAAGCACCGCCTGCTTCTGCGATTGCTCCTAGCATCATGAGTTATTCTCAAGACCTTTGTACTGTTGGAAGATCAGGTGCATTTCAAGGTCAGGTCTTTGGTTTATCTGCTGGTCGTACTGTAAGAGATGAAAATTGCGAAAGGCTTAAATTATCTAAGTATCTATATGATACAGGCATGAAGGTCGCAGCAGTCGGCATTTTATGCCAAGACCCTAGAGTTTTTAAAGCAATGCAAATGGCAGGAACTCCTTGTCCTTATTTTGGAAAAATTGGAGAAGAAGCTAGACTTGCATGGGCATCCAATCCTAAAGACCGACCAGACTATAAAGAAGCAAAAGATAGTTATGTAAGTAAATGTAGAGGTACATTGAACGAAGCGGGTTTAAAAAAATCCAGAGGCACTTGTGTTAGAGAATTTAACAAGGGTACTTAGCTTATTTTTTTTATTTTCTGTTTCTACGGTTAATGCAGGATATGTTTATGAGGCAGATCAAAGCCTTTTTAATCTAGTAAATGAGCAAAACACTACTAATATGGCTGTTGGTGATGACCAAGTATCTTCAGCCTTTACGATAGATTTTACATTTACTTTTTATGGTGAAGATTTTACAACTGCTCGAATGGCAACCAATGGCTGCTTACACTTTGGTTCGTCAGGAGGCTATTGTAATGACTACACACCTGATCCTTTACCTGAGATTACATACACCTTATATCCTTTCTGGACTGATTTAATAAGAGATAATGGATCAAGTGTA